ACTTACAAATGGAAATTGGTAAGCAAGGGTACAAAGAGTTTTGGAGAAGGGAAGAACCACCAAAGCATAGATATGTTCAATTACTTGCGCAAGATAAAAAAGAAAAAAAGGATTTGATGAAACGATTGAAGCATGAGATTAGACCTTATCCAAAAGATACGGCTAGTTACAATACCGATGTAGTTCATCACTTAACAACATACGAAACACCAGAAGGAAGTGAAAACTTTTGGTAATAATAAAACAACAATATGGATATAACTGATTTTTTAGTAGACAAGTACGAAACGGAACAATACGATTACAAAGTATTGATTTATGGTAATTACACATTTAGAGATAACTTAGAAGCAGATTCTTTAGTAGAAGTACTGCGTAGAGTTATTCCTTTTTTGAGTGAAAGAAGAAAAATACATTTTACAATTCTTATTCCTGAATTTGTGAAATCATTAAACTTTCCAAATGTAGAACAAAGAATTTATACATTACCAACATACATCAATCAGATGCGTACTCACTTTGATTCAATTCAATTTATGAAGTACATTGATTGGAAACGTAACGATTGGGATATTATCTATACTCACTTACCTGAACATACAAATCAAATAGCAAATTGTGTATTTAATAACACAAACATTATGCCAAAGATTGTAGGTTACTCACATTGGTTTGAAGTTCCTGAAAATGCACCATACGCTAAAAATATGTTAGATAGTAGTGTAGCTGGATTATTACAAATGGATGAGTGTGGTGTAAATAGTGAGTGGTTAAAAAGATTAACAATAAAACATGCAGCTAAACACTATAATCAGGATGTATTGGATAAATTAGAAAAGATTATTCAACCGCATTATTTAGGTGTAGATAGAGTTAATCCACGTAACGTATCCGATTATACTGATAAGACTGTAGTATTCAATCATCGTGACGCTGGATATACGGGATGGGAATGGTTTGTTAAATGTGTTGATGAGATTTGGGAGACAAGACAAGATTTCAAAGTATATACAACGTTAGCACAAATAGATAGACCTTGGAATGAGAGAGTTAAGTTGACAGGTAGAGATGAATATATGAACTTCCTTTCTAAAATGAAATTTGGTGTAGGTACTTTCCAAACATATTCAGCTTGGAGTATTTCAACTACTGATGGTTTCTCTGTTGGGTGTCCTTATTTACTTCCAAATGATTTATGTTATCCTGAAATGGTTAGTGTAGCATCAACTCCATATCCTTACCTTTATGATGGTAGAGCAGATTTCATTAAACGATTCAATGAGATGTTAGATAATCCAATTGAATACGATACAACTGAAATAGCTAAGAATATGGTTTGGAATGAAAGAATAGCTAAATGGTTTGGTGGATGGGATAGTGTATTTGAATTAAAGACAATGCAGGAGACTGAATCACTATTAAAGATTAAAGATTTTATTAGAGATAAAAAAGTTACCAATAAATTTGATATACTTGAGTATATGGGATGGGGTGTTAGAGTTAAGTGGTCTGGTTATAGGAACGCTTTAAGGGAAATGCCGGAGATAAAATTCACCAAAGGTGGATATGAGTGGATTGGTAACTAATTGATAATCAATGAGTTATAAAAATACCCGATAATTGTTTGGCAGTTTCGGGTATTTTTCGTATCTTTACATAGTAAACAATTACAATATTTAAAACCCTAAAACACATAAATTATGAGCGCTATTTTAGAAGATTACAAACAACAATTAATTAACAAAACCTCAATAGTGGAAGTTGATATTCCAACTCCACCTGACCACTATGAATCTTATTTGTATTTATTTACAAATTTGGATAATGGTAAGAAGTATCTTGGAATCCACAAAGGATTGGTAGAAGATTTCTATTACAACTCATCAAAGAACCCAGAGTTTAAAGAAGCATATACAAATGGTAAATCTAAATTCAAATATGAGGTATTAGAATACGGAGACCATTCTCAAATGTCATTTAAGGAAGCGGCAATATTAACTACCGCTGATGCCAAATCAAGTATTGATTGGTATAATAAAAGTAATGGTGGTGCTATAAAGCAAACATTAAGAATGGATTTAGTTAAGCAGTTTGTTGATAGAATTCAAAAAGGTGATTTTGATTCTAAAGATAGTAGTGGTGATTATATTAAAGAAGATAAAGTAAAAATCTATAAATTAGATAGATTGCAAGTTAGAGATGTTCAATATTTGCCTGAATTGGTTAAATCAATTACTGATAAGATTGAAGATAGAATGGGTAATACTGATATGTGTAATCCCATCTTAATATACGAAGAAAGATTAGAACCAAATACAATTAAAGGGAAACGTCGTGATTTAATTGGAGACGGTAACAATACTATTGAAGGTGTGTATAGGTCTAAATCAGCTCATACTGTTAAAGTTGCTAGAATACCATACTCTGTACATAAGGATTTATCAAATACCGAACTAAGAGCAATTGGAGGATTATTAAACCCTGAACCTGAAATTCGTAAGGTTAGTTCATCACCATCCGATGCAGTTAAATATATAGTTGGTGTGTATGATACTACGGGACTTCCTGTGGAATCGCCTGAAAACCTTGAATACTTAAGAGCAGTTGGATTTACAAATTCTCAAATTAAAAAAACAATTATTCCAAACGCTATAGATGCTATTGAGAAAAAGCAATTTCAATTGAGTAATCAAATATTTATAGAGTATGGTAATGGTTCTAAACATAGACCTACATTGGTTGCGGCATGTGAGGGTTATAAATCATCCGATACTCATTCGGAATATACATCATCATCTCATATTCGTATGGATAGAATTATGACTAATTTTAGAATTGCACATCAATTGAATAATAAGAAAACAAAATTAGTTGTAGTAATTCATCATCCAACTCCAAAGGATAAAAAAGAATGGGATGCGAATGTACAAGCGTTACATAACAAAGAAGTTGAGTTTTGGATTAAAGAAAGAGGATTTAAATTTGAGTGGGTTGAAATGCCACACTTAATGGATAACAAATTAGTTAATTAAAATAAATAAATGTATCAAAACGTATATTATCAAAGAGAGAGAAATTTAGTACATTTGTGGGATGATAAATTAGGATATCGTTCATTCCCATATACAAGGTACGCATACGAAAAAGCGGAGAGGGGACAATATACTTCATTGTATGGGGATAAGTTAAGTAAGATTTTTAAATTCACAAAAGATGACCCAAATCTTTTTGAATCTGATGTACCTGAAACAACACGTATATTAGTTGATACTTATACTGATTCCGATATATCATCAGAAGGACATGTTATTCTTACATACGATATTGAGTGTGAAATGGATACGGGATTACCTGATGTTGAAAAAGCAGAGAACGAACTTACAGCAATAGGTTTACATGATTCTGCTACTGACCATTACTGGGTTCTTATTATGGACAAAGATGGTAAAATGAAGGAAAGTAAAAATGGCAATCGTAGTGTTATTCCTTTTAGAGATGAGAGGGATATGTGTATGAAGTATTTAGAACTTTACGAATATATTAATCCAACAATTGTAACGGGTTGGAACATTGATTATTTTGATACTCCATATTTGTATAATCGTATGAAACGTATATTAGGTGCTAAGCACGCTAATAGATTATCCCCAATCGGAGAATGTTTCTGGTCACCATATCGTAAGAGATTCTTTATGGCTGGTGTATCTTATTTAGATTACATTGGATTATATAAATCATACACTTATATTGAGATGGATAACTATCGTTTAGATACGGTAGCTATGAAAGAATTGGGTAGGGGTAAAGTTGAGTACGCTGGTAATTTGGATGATTTATTTAAAACCGATATTGAGAAGTTTATTGAGTATAACTTAGTGGACGTACAATTGGTTGTTGATATGGAACGTAAATTACAATTCGTAGATTTATGTAGAGGTATCTGTCACGCTGGACACGTACCATATGAGGATTTCGTTTACTCATCAAAGTTCTTAGAAGGTGCGATGTTATGTTACCTTAAGAGAAAAGATATCGTAGCTCCTAACAAACCTGCGGATAGACAAGAGATGATGCAAGCCCTAAGAGATAATGAGCAAGAGAAGTTTATTGGAGCATATGTTAAAGCACCTATTGTCGGTAAGTATGATTGGATATATGACTTGGATTTAACTTCACTATATCCATCAATCATTATGACTACAAATATTTCACCAGAAACAAAGGTAGCAAAAATTAGTAATTGGGATGCACAAAAATTTATGAAAGGTGAGATTGATACTTTCTTTATTGGTGAAAAAACAATTACAAAAGAAAACTTAAGAAAGCTATTAGATGAAAGTAAGTATACGGTATCATCCAATGGTGTATTATATACTACTGATAAAGTAGGATGTATTCCAGCTATTTTAGATTTATGGTTTGACCAAAGGGTTGAGTTCCGTAAGTTAGAGAAAAAATATGGTGAGGAAGGCGATAAAGAAAAATACGCATTCTATAAGAAAAGACAATTAGTACAAAAAATCTTATTGAACTCTTTATATGGAGTATTGGGATTACCAGCGTTCCGTTTCTATGATGTGGATAACGCTGAGGCGGTAACACTAACAGGTCAGACGGTAATTAAATCAACTGCGGAAATGGCTAACATTAAATATAATAAAGAGTTAGGTACGGTAGGAAATGATTATAACATTTATATTGATACGGATTCGGTATTCTTTTCAGCAGTTCCTCTATTAGACCATAGACATAAGAATTGGAAAGAAATGCCTGATAGTGAAGTTGCTTTATTAGTTGATGGTATTGCAGGTGAAACGCAAGATTACCTAAATAACTTTTACAACATTCTTGCTGAAAGAGTATTCAATGTACCAGCTGATAAACATAGATTCCAAATCAAAAAAGAATTTGTAAGTAGAAGTGGTATTTGGATTGCAAAGAAAAGATACGCTCAATGGATTATTGCGGAGAATGGTATTCCAACCGATAGATTAGATGTAAAAGGATTGGACGTAGTTCGTTCATCATACCCCGCACAATTCCGTAATTTTATGAGTGGTGTTTTAATTGATATTCTTAAAGGTGAAACTGAAATGGTATTAACCGATAAGATATATGATTTCAAAAAGGACTTGGTGAATATGGATGTAACTTCTATCGCTAAGAATTCAGCAGTAAAAGAAATATCAAAATACATTCCAAAGAAAAAAGATAATAGAGCAATGTTCCAATTCAATAGTGGAACTCCTGCACACGTTAAAGCAGCAATTGCACACAATCAATTATTGGTTCACTTCAAATGCCCATCCAAGCACGCTCCAATGAGAGATGGTGATAAGATTAAGTGGGTATATTTGAAACAAAATCCATATGGATTGGATGCGGTTGGATTCAAAGGACATGATGACCCGGATGAAATAATGGATTTAGTGAGAACCTATATTGATTATGATAAAATCTTTGAAAGGGAACTCTTGAAGAAATTAGAGGATTTCTATGGTGCATTAGGCTGGGGAGCAGTACTTTCCTCTCAAAAAACAGCGGAACAATTCTTTTCTTTTTAAAAGATTTGGTAGTTTCAGGTATTTTTCGTATATTTGTATAACAAATTAAAACAATAAATTTAAAATTTCAATTATGAACAAAGGCAAATTTGATGGTTTCGTAAATCGTTACAACTTAGGTGGTGAGATTGAATCCGTTATGGTAAAATCCGATGACAAGAACTTATCGGTAAGAATGATTTCAGATGACAAAACCTTATTAGGTGATGTTACAGTAGTAGGTG